ATGGGAAACTGGATTAGTTACGGATATGAGTTATATGTTCTATCTTTGCACTAATTTTAATCAAGATATAGGATCATGGGAAACTGGATTAGTTACGGATATGAGTTATATGTTTCGTAGTATGGCACTCTTTAATCAAGATATAAGTTCTTGGGATACTTCAAGTGTTACAAATATGGAGCAAATGTTTCTTAGTTCATTATCTTTTGACCAAAACATAAGCAGTTGGGATATAACATTATTAACAAATGCAACTAATATGTTTTTGAATGTCACCCTCTCCACCGCTAATTATGATGCACTTCTTATGGGGTGGGAAGCTCAAACAGAGCAACCGAATGTAACCTTTCATGCTGGCAGTAGTGTTATGACAACTGGCGGTGCAGCAGAAGCAGCGAGAGATGCTCTTGTCGCAAATGGCTGGACAATAACAGATAGCGGTGGGGTTCATACGTAATGATAGAAGCCGTTGGAGATGTAGAAATCAGTAGACAATTTACAATCTACAGCGCGACAAATATTGTGAATGGGAAAAGTTATATTGGCCAGACCGTTAAAACGCTTGGAAGAAGGAAAACAGAGCATAAGTTAGCGGCTAAAAATGGTTCATCAACCTATTTTCATAATGCCATAAGAAAATATGGAATCGACAATTTTGTTTTTAAACCCGTTTGTCTATGTGAGTCAAAAGAACTGGCAGATAAAAAGGAATGCGAATTAATAAAATTTACAAAAGCGCCTCGCGGTTACAATTTAACGGATGGTGGTGAGGGAGCATCTGGAAATAAACCTTCTGAGAAAACTCGGAAAAAACTAAGCCAAAAGAGTATCGGAAATCAGCGCGCTTTGGGCTATAAGCATTCTGATGTAGCAAAGGAAAAAATAGGCAAGGCAAGTATTGGCAACACGCACAATTTGGGTCGTATACCTTCTAAGGAAACGCGAGAAAAAATGAGCAAAGCGCAAAAAGGTAGGAAACATATTGTTGAAACAAAGGAAAAAATTAGGAAGGCGCGCAAGGGAAAAAAGCAAACTGCTGAAACAAAGGAAAAACTGCGCCAAGCGGGAATGGGGAATACAAATGCAAGGAAAAAGTACATTGGAGTTCACACATGATAACAGCAACTAGTATTGGTAAAAAGATGACTGGTGCGATGTTTCGACTTGTATATAAAGATAAAAAGGTCATGGCATTGATTGAAGGCGCAGAGGATACAGTTACTCATACAATCCATAAAGTAGAGGAATTTAAAACAAAGCAGGAAGCTCTTGACCGTATAAAAGAATTGGGGTTGGAATATGACCATGAAAGCAATATTTGAAGTACCCTGGGATAGTGCAATAAGTATGCCTGATATACCGTCCTTTGATGTGATTGAAGGTTATTCGCTTATATGGCCTCCGACTCCTGACAAAATAGATGTGCAGATAGAAGCAAACGAAGATGCTATAAATACCATGAAGAATGACTCCAAATATACATGGATAGAAGATGTGGATGAAAGTGAGGAATAATGGCTGAAGATTATTTATACGTTAAAGTAGTAGCTCCCATATTGGCTGCTTGTGCTTCTTTTGGTGCGGCTGTTATGGCTTTTAGACCGAGATTATTGCGTGCAGAGAAAGATATTAGAGATTTAGAAAAAGACAAGCTCAATAAAGAAACATTCTTAGAAGTCAAATCTCATATTGATACTAAATTTGAAGTACAAGGCAGAGAAATAGGCGAAATAAAGATTGGTGTTCATAAACTACTTGAACGCAGGGGGAAATCAAGAGAATGAAATGGGAATGCATGATATGTCTTATCTAATGACACCTAAACTATGGGAAAAGATAGACTATTTTATACCTGATGATTTCGGCTGTGTTGATATGGATGGTATTCTTATTTACACACTTCAAGAGATGCGAAAATTTATCGGCAAGCCAATTCATATTCATTGCGGTTATAAGGATAGGGCAGGTTATCATGGTAAAAAATGTGCCGCCGATCTTCACATAGACGATCTTCACCCAATAGATCAGTTTGTTGTAGCAAGTCGTTTTGATAACTTCAATGGTATTGGAGTTTACAGGTGGGGGATTCATGTTGATACAAGACCTAAGATGTATAAGTACTCCCACGATTCACGGTGGGGATGTCTGACTAAAGGCGAATATGTAAAATTGGATAGTAACTTTTTCAGGGAATTGTTAGAATGAATGAGGTCAGATTCTTAACTCCAAAAGAAATTACACGGACTATAAAGAATATTGCTTACGATCACGATTGCAAGATAATAGAAATTAAACCAATAATATGTAATAGAACCGGAAGAATTATTAACTATTTTGTCAATATTGATTGCCCGAAAGAAACTGAACTCGAATGTGCAATGGCTCTTGAAGACCGACTTGGTGAATATCTTGCAGAACCACCGAAGCAAAAACGTATATTAAAAGGATGGCCGGTATGATAAAAGAAATATTAGATGATAAAATTCAGGTAATATGGGCATTGTTAATTTTAGGGTTATTTGCTATGTTTGCCATTAATGACTCAACCACCATTATAAGCAATATAGTTTCGGGTTTACTTGGTATTGCTGTTGGTAGAGGATTAAATGAGTGAATTTAAAACCAAACTGCAAGTAGAATCGGCAGGTAAGTTTTGGAAACTATTAGCACCATTGGTGTTTGAAAGTGATGAGTTTGGAGACATAATAGTTCCAGCGGGTTTCTTAACTAATTTTGCAAGTGTTCCGAGAATACCTATTGTATATGCTATATTCGGTAATACTTCTCACAGGTCAGCTACTTTACATGATTTTCTATATTCTAAAGATACCGATTTTACAAGAAAGACAGCAGATGGTATTTTCATTGAAGCTATGAAGTCAACTGGGCAACCTAAATGGCGTAGAGTTCCTATGTGGTGGGCTGTAAGGGTATTAGGGGAATGGCATTATAAAGGGTAAAATGAGAATATTACTAATAATTAGTCTTGTATTTATATTCATGTGCGGATGCTCTATAACAACTACTATCAAGAAAAATGAGAAGATTATATATGAGGTTACTCAAAATAGAGGCTCTAATGTAAGCTTTGAAGATGGTCATGGTGTTAAGATAACATCAGATGATAGAGGTCATAAATCAGGCTTTCTGCTTGTGCCAGCTGCTATCTTGAACAAGACTCCCGACATTAGTATAGAGCAGGATGATTAAGGTTTATTTTTTTAACGATAAGGTTCCAAAGAATACAACCAAGATACAACTAAGCATCATCCACATAATTGATGACATCCTTTCGTGCAAAGAACAATCTTTAAACATAAGTATAATATTCCAACCAACCGTCACTATCCAAAAAAATAGACCACTACAAAATAATATTTTCATACCACCCCCTAATCTAACTGTTTATCCTGTATCCTCTTAACAACGCCATCAATGAACTTCTCTGAGTCTATATAATTCTTAGTGTAGATGTGATTTTTATATAAGTCATTTTTAAAATCTTTATTACAGTTTTCCACAATCCTTTGAATTAAATAAGCTAACTTATCTTGAGTTTTTTGCATTGTACTTTTGATATAATAATAGTAAGGCTGTGACCGATCTGCTGATTCTGGATTAAAGGTTTCAGTAAAATATTTTACAATAATTTCTGATAGTTTTTCTTCAAAAACTTTTTCAGTTTTATTTCTTGCTTTTTCAGCAAGCTCCTGAAACCGCTTATCATATCCTTCAATCCTATCTACATATCCAGTATATAACCAGCCCAGAAGTCCAAAATTTACGATAATAACTATAATCAATGGTATGTGCTTTTTCATTCTTTCACCCTCCTTGCTTTTATAAATTCAAGAATATCATTCTCAAAATAGAACCGTTTACCCAATATATCATAATATTTCAATTCCAATATCCGCCAGTTCTTCAAATCAGCAGAAGTGAGACTTAAGAAATTCATAACTTCGCTTTCTGTTAAAAAGTTATTATTTCGCAACTGAACAATTTGTTTTTTTGTTTCTATAAATCCAGTATTAATTTGTTCCTGCATTATAGTTAAACGATAATCTACAGTCATCAAACTTTTTCCTTCTTCTCTTTCTATAAAACCACCAAGAAAGAATAGTCCTGCTGCAAACATCATAATCATAACCGCAGTAAGAAGGTTTAATATTGGCTTGAAAATCTTTTTGTATATCTCTATTGTGCGATGTTTTTTCTTTTCACTCATTTCATCCACCATTTTTTAATAGTTTACCAACTATTAAGATTATTATTAACAAAAAAACAACACCGATTGTCCCGCTTAATATTATTATCCATGTAGGAACACCAAGAATACTTACAGCATAAGGCGATTCTGGATGGCTGCTGCCAACAAACCATATTATAGTAGTTAATTTTTTCCAAAACAAGCCTATTATAGTAGCGATAAGAATTAAGACCGATATTATCAACGCTGTAATCATTACACGGTCTTCTGACTTCCTAATGTATTTTATGAGCTTACTATTGCGGATTAGTTTCATCATATACCTTTTCCTTGCAATCTAATCCATTATGCCATAATTTATTATGCCTATCTTGAGAATATTTTGTAGGATTAACATTATTTAACCAAAATAAATTCATAGGATATTCCCCTTTGGCTATTCGTGGAAGAAAAGATTTTATTTGATATAGTTTATTTTTAATTCTATTAAGCTGTGGAACTCCATCGCTGGTATAGAGAGGTTCTGCTCCACCTGGACTTGGGCAAGTGCTAAATCTTATTTGGTCAACTATTTTTTCTATGGAATCAAGAGCAACATTAAGTTGTTCTGGTTGATAATGGGAATTTCTTGTTTCCATATCTTCCGCACCCACAAATGACGGAATTATAAGTAAGCTAATTAGAATTATTAGTATCTTTTTCATTTTTTTTTCTCCATAAGTTCAGAAATATCAGTTTCAGATGGAATATTATAATCGCCTTCGGAATTAAAATCTAAAGCAAACTTAGTCGAGAGTGCATGGTGCAGATTATCATCAAGATAAATATCTCCAGCCTTCTTGTCAGATTCTGCGGCACATAACGCTATCCATGTATCTTTAATCTTTCTTAATCTAATAGCCATAATTTTACTACCTATCTAATAATAAATAAAGTGCACCAATAACAAGTAATAGACAGCTCGTTGCAAGAAAAATTCCAGCAAGCCTAACCGCATCGGAAAATATAGGAATTGTCAACAATATTAACCATAAACTACTAAGCATAAACGCCAATCCTTTTGCTTGTCTATTTGTCATTATCAATCTCCTGTATAAAATTTATAGCCTGTTTATTATCTTTAAATAATATTACATCACATTCAGGGCATCGGTACTCATTAGTTTTATTATCTTGGGTAAACTCAATCTCGTCATATCTGCCCTTAGTATTAAGCTCATACACCATGAAACCACTAGCAATATTAATCAGGTATCTAATTTCTTTCATACATTCGGGACATTTTTTGCACTTAATCACCGATCTCCCTTATCACCTAACAAAAATGTAGTTATGCCCAGGAGAAATACCATAAACGTATTTGTGTTTTGACTTCAAGACGAATCCTCTTTCAGCCAAAAAATCTACAATCTCCTGTGTCTCGGGTCTGCTTTCAATAACCTCAACAAGAACGCTTTTAACTGTTGTATTCCGTAGTGTATTATCTGCCCCTATCAAGACAAGGTTTTCGATCCCGTCAACGTCAATTTTAATCCAATCTGGAAAGCCTAAGTATTGAACTAATTCATCTATTTTGAAACTCAGCATTTTTTGTTTAAATACTGGCGTGAAAGGCTTACCTAAATGATTAAGGCTTTCCCCAAGTGCATGGGCGGCATTACCCACTATTAAAGAGGAATAATTAAACGTGCTTAATCCGGTTACATCTGATACTGCTAACGGTATTGGAACGATACAGTCTTGGCAATCGTTTAGACGAACATTCTCGCACAATTTTCTGTAATTTGAGAACCCCGGTTCAAACGCATAAATTTTTACTTTACCCCGTAAGAACTTGGCAGTAACTAAAGAATAAACCCCGACATTAGCACCTATATCAAAAAACACATCCCCTTTTTTAAAGTTATCTTCTATCCATTCTACTGTTTCCGGTTCTTTTTTGCATGAATTAAGCCGTGTCATTAGTTCAGTCTCAGACTCAATGTTTAGAAAAATATCATGTCTTTTGTAATCCATTTTTTTTATGGTTTTTGCAATTAAATCGTTTGGCTTCATTTTTGTCTGTCCATTATTACAATTACAATCTGTTTGTTGAGCAGTTATAGCAGCATTCCACGCTGACAAACATACATATTTAAGATTAACAATAGTTGGTAGTCCAAGTTCTTTTGGTTCATTTTTTTCCCACCATTCATCAAACTTCATTACCACTCCCCTTCATTATCTATGTTAATCTTGTCCGACTCAAACGGCACAACCAATAAGGTAGCCCCCCTGACTTGTTTCCAATACGGCACGCCTTCGGGTCTGGATAGCACACTAAACGCAATACAAGCTATAATCAGGATTAATGCAATCGGTAGCCACCATCTTTCGTCAAATTTCATTTCACACACTTCCTCTTCCGATTAACGTCAAAAGTCACCAGCGAGCAGGGCATTAATCAGTATCGTTTACCCCCGAAAGCCGACCCTGCACATCTGCGTGAAGTGATTGGTTATACAATTGCCCTAAGCCTATCTTTTATCCCATGCAATTCTTCGGTGAATTCCTTAATCATATACTTAGAGCTATGTGCGAGGATAAAGGCATCACAAGCCAGACTACCCATAGATTTAAACTGCTTGAGTTTTTTTTCAGGTACACAGCTACTTTTCATCCAGTGTTCACAATTTCCACATTTTTCAGATTGGACTGATTTTATCTGCCCCAGCTTATTTTGATATTGATCTTTAATTTGAAGAATTTGAGAAGCCTTGCCCAATGTATCAAAAATAATATCAATATTCATATCTCATTCCTGTTGTATAACGTATTTAGCTCACTTGCGTGAAACCGTTTTACCACATTTTTCACAAACCATATTTTTGCCTTTTACTATAAAATGATGTAAATCGCACGACTGTTTCACGTCAGAGTGAAGCGACTGGTTAGGTGATGTATCTGTAGATCTGCTTCCACATTCACATTTATCGCTACTGCTCCAAGCTTGGTGGCATGCACATACTTGAGAATGGCCTTCTTTTATAAGACGTTTAAATTTATTAAGATCTTTATCTTCTTTCATAAGTCACCTAACCAGTCTATAACGTGCATTAATTCAATGATATTGGCTATTGTTTAAGCTTCTTAATATATCCGATTAACAGCCGTATAATCTCCTTATCAAACGATATATAATGTTTATACTGAAACGTGTTCTTACCTATCATCTCACATTCAGTATGCTTCTTACGGCTTAGAGGCACAGCAAGATAGTCGCTACCTCCTGCGCCACGTGATTTCGTATGGTGTGGTTCTGCTTCCTGTTCTGTGATAAGGCATAACTGTTTTCGTATGTATGCGAGATAGTCTTTGTCAATTTCTCGAATTGGCTTTTTATGTTCGTTCATTTTTTATTGGAGTCCTAATATTTTTTCAATTGCGTTAATCTTGTACATTAAAATTAAGTATATCACACCAACTCCACCCAATAATATCCAAAGTTGTACTTGTAAACATTTGGTTCTAATATACATAAGTTCTTTATTGGTTTTAATTCGGTCTTCTAAAACTTTGTATAGTTTAGGCATATTATCCTTCCTCTCTTGCTCTTGCTTCTAATTCTTCAGGCTTAACTTTTAAGAATTTCGCACATATATTCTTGGCTTCTTTGTATTTTAGGTTAGCTTCGTTATGCTCCATTTTATCAAAAGCGAATGACCGCAACTCAAAGTAAACCTTATTCTTATACACAATTACGTCATCTTTAAAGAACTTCATAGCCATCTTAACATTGCGCTTTACCTTTTCAGGCGTATCCCAATCAGGATTATCTGTGTTTGATGCTGTTAATCGGAATATGGCATGAATATATTTATTCTGCTGTACGCTTCGTGGCTTCTGTATTCCGTATGTTTTACACCTGATAAGCTGGTTCGGTTTATATTCCTTTGCCATGCTTAAATCTTCTTGGCTAAAGGGATTAAATGTATAGTCATCTTGGATCTGGAAGACTATCTCTTTCATGCTTTAATCCTGTATTTTACATTAATCATTATTTCATCTTCTACGATTGGCAGTTTCGTGTCTAAAATATCATTTGTGCGTTCTAAGTGGTCATCTATAAGCACATCTAAAATATCATTTGCATCAATACTTCTTAGCACAGCCAAAGCTTTGAGCTTATCTATCCGCTTCTGTGATGTGCAATAATTAAATTTAGACTTCTTCATAAGTCCTCCTATATATCCATAACACCCTTGAGCCATTCATCTGTTTCTTTTTGAAGACGTTCCCTAAAAGATAGCTTTATCGTATTTGGATATTCAATATGCACAGCTGGCATAATTTTCCCTGGCATTATAGACCCTAAACCAGCACCAATAACCCCTAATTGCTGTTGAGCCATTCTTTGCTGTTCCATCCTCGCTTGCCGTTGCAGACTAAGAGCACTACCATATAAATCCTCTACCATTAACCAGCATCCCCTTTTAATTTTACCTTAATATCAGGCAATCTTTGCAGGATTTCACTATACATACCCTTGATGTCATTCTTCTGCACTTTTAAATCAGCTTCAATCTTATCACGGTATACGTCTTTTACTTCTGCAACCTTGAGATTAAAGTTGTGTTTTATGTTCATTTCCTTTTTCTTGAACTTTGACTCAAGCCGTTCTTCCTTGATTTTTACCATGTGCTCAATGTCTTCTTCCTCAATCTTTTTCTTGAGCTTTAAATCCTCAAGGTTTTCCTTCAGCTTTTTAATTTCCTTTTTGAGTTCTTTGACCTTAGTTTTTAATACGTTGTCCTCTAGTTCGTCATTACTTTTTTTATTCCAAAACATAATTATCCTCCTTGTTTAATGTGGTGGTATTTCGTTCTCATACGCATTAAGCGGTATTTCCTCGCTTTCAAATCCATCCTGCTTATCATGCTCCGCTTGCTCTTTATCCGTTGCATCTCTCATGGTGTCTATCGGCTCTGGTGCTTCATGTTGTAATATACGCATACTCATCTTTGCGAACCTTTCGGCTTCTATTTCTAAATCTGATATATCAAGATGAAAAGTATCTGTTAGCCAAGGCACAAACGCTTCCTTAAGAAAATTATGCTTAATTTGTCGAAAATCATCCATAATTACCTCCTAAAAAGGTATGTCATTTTCATAAGAAGAAAGTGGTGGTAATATTCTCATGCTCATTTATGCTTGAAGCTTTTTTAATTTTATAACAACCGTAATTAATTCCGTATAAAAAGAATCGAGTTCCTTTTCAAGTTTGTCTATAAACTTTTCATCTCGATAAACCCTAACGGTTAATTCCGGCAAACCTCTGCAATAGCTTTGAAAATCCCATGATTCTAAGCCGGTAACAAAAAGGCTTCCTTGGCATTGTGTAAAATGCTCGGTTGGCAAAATACCTTTTAATAATCTTGCCACTTGGATTTTACCGATTGCGTCTTTAGTTTCAAATCCCCTTGATTTTTCCAATATAAGACCATCAGGGCTCACATGGTACTTCTTTTGTTCATCTTTGTAGCATAGAGCTACCCTCTGCATTTCGACCCCGTGTGTAAGCTCATAAAGCGTTCTGGATTCATCTTCAAGTAAAAGCCCTTCTTCCATTCGTTTGTTTTTATAATGTTCTGTTTTCTTATCTGTAATTATCTCACCAGCCAATTCATATAGATATTCGGTTCGTGATTTTGAAGGGTCACCTTTTGTAGTAACTATGCGCTTGAAAGAACTTGCCCCTGGATTTCCCATGCAGAGCTTGTCCCATTCCGGAGATCCCTGTTCAATGTCATCAACGATTATCATTTTTCGCCTTTTGCCTTTTTGAGAACCTCCATTGCTCTTGTAAATTCGCTTGATAGTATTTTATCTAAGGATTCTACGTTCATATGCTTTAAGAACTTAACTTTATCAACATTCTTACTGTTTATCATATCCACAAGAGAGCTTAATTGTTTTTCATCAACATACTCAACATCAGTGTTCTTGCCATCATTATCCATGCCTTTTGCAGCAAGTCCGGTCAGGGCAAGTATCGTATATCTTTGCAGGTAAGTAATAGTTGAACCAAGAGCCTGTATTGCATTTTTCGCACCGGAAGTGTCTGCCCCTGCCGTTAAGCTGGTTTCTTCTGAATGACCTTCTTTGTGGGTAATTTTGCATGTTACTGTAATACCACTTTCAGATTGGCTCTGTGTCCATGAAGCAAAAAGATCATGTTCGCTGAGAGATTTGTTAATTTCATTCGCAACATGATCGAGGCTGGGATGGTTGTAAGATGTTGAGCCATAAGAAACCTTTGTCTGTTTTAAAATCTCAGGCGGTTTGGCTTTAAATTGAGTCATGGCAATAATGTATGATTTTTTAGCTTGATTAGCTTCCCACCTTTCCTGTAGTTCCATGAGCTTTTCCATCTTGTCCAGATCAGCGCCTTGCTGAACAGCTATTGCTAACAAGGCTGCCGGTGTTTGCACATCTTTTATTGCTATTTCTTTTGTTTTCTTCTCATCCATAGCTATAGCTCCTTTATTTTGCTTGTGAAGACAGCAAGTGATTGATTAATTGCATCAATCATACCATTGAGCAGGCCTTTAGATTCATCGCTTATTAATTCAGGCTCTGGAATAGAAATAACAGCATCTACCCATAGCAAGAGTTTCTCTTTGTCCGGCCTCAATGCTTCCTGCCGTGCCTTTTCAGCAATTTCGGCCTGCTCTTTATCCTTTTTCTCTTTAGCTTCTCGTTCAACCTCTTCTTTTGCAAATTTCTCTGCCTGAATCTTAGTATCTTTTTCAAAAGCCTCTCGATCCTTCCTATCCTGAATAGCTTGTTTTTCAGCCTCTATTGCTTCACGGTCAGCTACTAATTTTTCCTCTTTCTCAGTCTGCTCTTTCTTTATTTTTTCCAATTCAGCCCGTTCCTCGGCAAGTTTTTTTTCTTCGGCTTCTTTGGCCTTGCGTTCGACTTCCAGTAATTGTAACTTTTCATTATGCTTTACTGTTGACTCCACAAGAAGTTTAGCAAAATCTTCGTCTGAAAGCATTGCAACATCAATATATGGTAAAACAACACCAACAGCAAACAAATCATCAACCCGTTTTTGATTCTTCTCCATTTCGAGCTTTTCTTTTTCAGCCCTGATACGTTCCTTTTCCTTTGTGATTTTATCTTCCTCTGTTTTCAGGTGGGTTTCAATCGGCTCCATCAGGGCGAGAAGTTTCTTGGCGTTGGTATTGTTAGTCTTAATAAAGGTTTGAGCATCTTCATTGGAACGCTTGCGGAGCTTATCAATAGACGTTCTGTGCTTGACCATAACCATTCGGCCAGAATGAACAGCCTCGAGACCCTCTGTGTCGTCAAGGTCTTTAATCGTCAGGTTCATATAAATATCTGACAATTTTGCAATTTCCGCTTCATTTACATTATACTTTACTATTTCCATTATTCACCTCCATGAATAAATGTTGTGTGTATAAATTCTTCGATAAGCTCTATTTCCTCTCTTGTACATGTATCGTCAAGCGCACCGCACTCCATCTGCTCCTTAATAATATGCGCCACCCGCAATGCTAATGTCGGCTTATTCTGCATCTGTGCTTGGACAGGTATGACCCTGCCTATGCCTAATATATTATCCTCTTGTATCTGCTCCATTAGATATTTTACTCTATCTGGTTTTGGCATAGCTGCCTCCTATTCTATACAGTTTATTGCTTTTATAACCCCCACAAGATTAAGTTCGACAACCGTTTGTTTTAATACTTCATGTTCTTCTTCAACATCATCTTCAAAATCAGGAGTATAGCCATATATTTGTTTTAATACTCCTCTATAATCATTAAGATTCTTATTAAAATAAGAATCTTCAACATCTTTGGTTGATAATGGACGTTCAGCGACCACTTTCCAACCACCCCTACATTTTTTTCTAACAACTTCCTTTCTCTTAATTATTATTTCATACATAATCAATCCTCCCCCTCTATATAAAAATTACCAAAAAAATCCTCGCTACTGCTACACAATTCCTGAAAACCCTCAATAAAATAGCCGATACGAATATGTTCGTCCATGTTTATTTCCGGCTGAGGATACTCAAGGGCTTGATCGGCGAGAGTATTTATATCCTTGATAGCTGTCTGAATAGCATTAAATGCTTGCCAGATTTTGTGTCTGCGTAATGCGAAGTCTTCGTGTTTTGGTGGCATGGTTAGGTCTCCTTGTTGGGTTATGGCTTATTTATTAAGAAGGCGACCAGCCCTTAAAAATACTGTAAGAGCCTTTTGCCCTTTTAAATATCTACCAATAAGTTGTCTTCCTTTTGAACTGCTTTCATGTTTATACATTTTTTCTAAGAATAATTCTTGTGCCATACTTAATTGCACAACCTCTGTTGGTATTTTGGTATAGCCCCAAAAAGCCATTATAGTTTGAAACACTTTACCTCCATATAACCATTAAGATACATTCAGAATCAATCACCTCTTTGCGTCTATCAATTCCGTCACTCTCGCCACAGGTTCATATGTTTTCTCGAATATATCTGGCTTGCATGGATAAAGCTCGCCTTTAATTCCTTGTATAATCCAATCGTCAAAATCAACTTTATGTACACCTTCAAGTGTTCCGCAAAATAGTTGTTCCTTAACTTCTTCTTCGCACCATAAAGCCCCTTCTGAAGGTTCTCTTTGCCATGCTTCGTGTAACCAATTAGGCCATTCAGAGTTATCCCATCGTCTTTCTTCTGTCATTTGAAATGCTTCAATTATTACTGGTTTCTTTCTATACTTTGCCATTTTTCCCTCCATGTCTTATGTTTCTTACGTTTTATTCTTTTGCTGTTCTTCCCATTCGTTGAGAAAAGTCTCACAAAATGCTAATATTGCCGTACCTAAACTGCGTATATTCTCAGCACCATAAAGTTCTACGCTTTGAGCTGGTTCAAATCCATAGTTTTCTGCGGCTATAGATGGAGATACAAGGGTAAGCCTTATTCCTTCTTTGGTTAATATTATGCCATGAGAATAAGATGTTGGTTCAATTCTTGCCATTGCGTGTTTTAAATCTATCAATAGTGCTTCCATAATCATTCCTCCACTTCATCTGGTGCAAATCTACAAAAAAAGTTATCGCTCTCACGACACGCATCCTGTACTTCATCAGTAAAAAAGCCAATCTTAATATGCTCATCCATGTGTATATCTGGCACTGGATACGCAAGAGCAGCATCGGCGAAAGCTTCCATCCTGATTGCGTTCTCTTTGATGGCAATGTAGCAGTTAAATATCCTCTGTCGGTATGAGATTAGGTCTTTGTGTCTTGGTGGCATAATCACTCCTTTTAGTCTGCCTTATCTGCGTGAAGTGGTGTGTTATTCCCTTTGATTATTGCGGATGCAAGACCAATCTAACACGAATGTGGAAACGATGCCTAGTCGTAAAATTCATTCTGTCCTACCTTGCCTTTCGGACATTGGATATCCGCAAACTATAATTACAATTCGAGTCTTTCTAAAATTTTCATAAGTCGCCCTATTTGCTGCATTATGGTTTCGTTTATTGTCCTTAATTCATTGGCTAATGGAACTAAAGTTGTTTCTGGTTTATCGCTATCGGGAGGTTTTGGTTCTGGCGATAACAATATTGACGACAAACGATCTTCAACCTTGTCTATTATTTCAACTAGTCTTTTAGATTCAGTATGTCCGTTGTTTATTTGTCGCTGAATCTGCATTTCTCTTTTTTCATCTTCTTTTCCATCCATAATAATCACTCCTTTTATTCTTCATAATCTGGCGGATCGCCAGCATCTTCATTAAACATCTTTTGACACTCAACCTTTTTACAATAATATCTATGATTATGGTTATTATTAATACCGTTAGCTTTTTTAGGATCAACTCCCTGATCGCAAACATAGCACCTAACTGTTTGCTTTACATCTTCTATTTCTAAAAAATCATCACTAAGACATTCTGGACAACTTGGTTCGTGATCTGATGTTGGAGCAATAAGATCATTATAAGTGCCTACCCACCAACATTTTTGGCATTCAATTTTTTCATTAAAGCTCATATCAATCTACCTCCTGCATGTATGGGGCGCTATCTCCCTAGCCAATCTTCCCTTATAGACTTAATGTCATGATTTTTATAATATGACAGCGCCCCGTGTGTGTTATTCCTCCCATTCTAAAGTCATTTTCATTCTTGGTTTATCGAGAAACCTATCCATTATACAGCCATCCATAATAGGATATATAAGACTGTCCGAACGACTTTTAAACCACAAAACGTTCTCAAACACAACCTTTTGCTTAACTCTGATTAGTTCCCATTCACCGAGAAAATTCTCAGGAGTTAACTCAATACCTCTTCCAAAATCAACAGAAACTCCACCATTTTTAAGTAAATATTGTGTTCCTTGTGGATTTACAATCTTTTTACACTTCCCATCATGCAAAGCCTGTACTGCTTCTAAAAATGTTAAGCCTTTTGTCTTCATTTTCCCCTCCATGTCTTATGCTTATTACGTTTGCGTTGATTTCTGTTTTCATTTTAAATATACCTATCACTTGGAATTAAGTCTGTCAACATTTATTTTCAACTAAGTTTAAATCTTTTTACTTGACAGATTAAACTCATTGTAGTAGTATTTTTTACCATGAAAACTAAACCCATAAAAACATTGATAAAAAAGCTGATTAAGGTATGCGGTGGAAAAAAACAAGCCGCCGACAAAATAGGCATTTCTTTAGGATATATTTATATGATTGAAAAAGGAAGACCTGTTTCATTAGGATTAAAAAAACTTGTAGAGATAGCTATAAATGAAATTTAAATCTCATGTGCAAGGATAGGATAAAATAAATAAGTGGAGGCTTTATGGAATGTACACTAAAAGCTAAAAAATCATATGTTATTTTCGCACACGAATTTGCAACTATGAATTTTAGTGTTTTATTTCATCGTAAATGTAATTGTGGCTGTGGCTACTATCAGATATTTGGATTTGATGAAGATAGAAATAGTGAATCCATAAGACTTGATGTAATTATGCGAGATGAAACAAGGCATATGTACGAATAAACCCAACAAGGTGCGGTTAGCTCAGAGGGCGCAGAGCGTTCGGTTTTGTCTGAAAGATATAGGTTCGAATCCTATACCGCACTACTTAATTATTACATTAAAAGGAAGTTATGAAACGAACAATTGTGTGTTTATGTGGTTCAACAAGATTTAGTGATGCTTTTCAGACCGCCAATTTATCTGAAACTTTGGCAGGGAAAATTGTGTTAACTATTGGTTGTGATTTTAAAAGTGATGATGAGTTGGGGTTAACCATAGAAGACAAAAAGCGACTCTATGTCTTACATCTACAAAAAATTGACCTTGCAGATGAAGTGTTAATACTAAATGTCGGTGGATATATAGGAGAAGATACTCAAAAAGACTTGGATTATGCAATATCCCAAAACAAAAACGTTAGATATTTAGAATCAACACCATTCGGTAATACTTCAACCATAAGAAATAAACCATAGGAGGCTTAAATGAACGAACAAATATTAATAGATGGCTTAATGCGTAGGCACGATAAGCACGGTACAATTCCTGTATATCCAGAATATAAAGCAGATGAAGCGGATGACAGATTATGTGGTGTTTGCGGTCAAGATGATAGGGTGTCTCATGCAGGGTGCTTACAGATTGCTTCAACGCCACACCATAAGAAATAAGTCGTAGGAGGTAGGGGGATGAAACCATGTGATTGTAAAAACCGGCAAGATAAAGACAAAATGGAAGTGCAAGGAATAACTATTAATGATAATTCGATTAGAGTCCGACCGCCAGTTGTTATTTTGACAACTGGCTCATGTACTATGAAAATAACTCAATCTGTATTTAAAAGTTTTGCTCATTGGTATTTTGGAGATCAGAAGCAAAGCATCCAGTGGCAACCGCCCGCAACTTGTAAACTTCATGATAAATAGCGATAAGAGGTAGCCATGATAAAGGCTAAATGCCAAGACTGCGGTCATGTATTTTGGGCGGCTATAATTCTGGGTGAAACTAAATGTCCGAAGTGCGACAGCGAAAATACCTGTGTCGCAATTCATGTTTGTAATAGCTAATATAATGGAAAGTTTTCCGTCTATAGACTGGTTCTTTTGCTTGGAGGTAAACGAAAATGCTTACTAAAAAACAAGTCATTGATATTTTAAATAATCCACACGCTTATACTAAAGATGCACGACAAGAAGCAGTTAAGGCTGGTATAAAGATATTGGATGAAATAGCAATTGCGGAAGACGCAAAAGAACACACCGCTGCACCGGACAGCGAAGGTCGTGCGGTTTTCGAGGATGATATTAGATACATAACTTGCCATAAATGCGGGAAACATTGGGATTTCTGTCGCTGCCGATGAGCTAATCATTATAAGAACACTTGACACACATAATCAGGTTTGGTATGTATGATATGAGGATATCTTATGAGATATTGCCGGAATCTCGACCAATCAAACTTTAAAGTTAGAAAAAGCGTATTAACAACCATTCAGCGCAATGCTGTTTTGGGGAGTCCGGCGCTCCAGTTAATGCGCTTTTTGTATTTTTAAGGAGATTATTATGGAAAAAGTAAAAAAAAGACAGTTCGTTGAATATGCTGGAGATTGGGGTGTTAGCCCAGAAGGTTATTATAGTAAGTTTTTTAATTATTATAGTCGATTTTTTCTTTATTTTATATGTGATGAGGATTCTAAATATTTAAAAATTGGGATCTCAAAAGAACCAGAAGAAAGAATAAAAGCTCTCCAAACTGGTTGTCCACTAAAACTCATCCTTCTTTTAAAGTTCTATGGTACTCAAGAAATAGAAACTAAACTACATGACGAATTAAAAGAATATCGTTTAAGGGGTGAGTGGTATTCATTAACAGATGAAAATGGATGGAAAGTTAAAGCTGCAATAAAAGAACTGTGTTTGGGTTATTTTTGCGGTATGACAATGCCAACGTTTAATATTGTTTATGGTGATATGGATGGGTAAATCACCCGCATTTCAATTTTATCCTAAAGATTTTCTATCCGATATAAATGTTGCGTCTATGACTATGGAAGAACGCGGCATATATATTACCCTTCTTTCATATTGTTGGCTTGAAGGGTGCTTGAAGGGTGGTTCGCAGGTGGTTGAAGCAATTTGCAACCATCCGGAAAATTGGGATGAAATTTGGGATAAAGTAAGCCAATGTTTTTATGAAAAAGATGGGAAATTCTACCATAAACGGCTTGAAGAAGAACGGAAAAAACAAGAAGAATGGCGAGAAAAATCAAGACTTGGGGGGATAAAGAGTGGTAAAGCAAGAAGAAAATTTAAGGGTGGTTTAGGGGTGGTTGAACCAAAAGGCAACACTTCATCTTCATCTTCATCTATAAAGAAAATTAATAAAGAAAAATATGGTGAGTTTGTTTTATTAACTAAAAATGAGTATAATAAACTAATAAAAAAATATTCTGAGTTTATCGTTAAAAATAAAATTGAGGATCTAAATAATTATATCGGTTCTAAGGGTGATAAATATAAATCCCATTATCATACTCTTTTAGCTTGGTTAAGGAAAGATAATCCAGAAAAGCCAAAAAAACACGAACCATCATTAAAGGAACTTGTTTCCTAATGGACAACAGACTTCCACCACAAAATATCGAAGCCGAAGAATCACTATTAAGCGGTATTCTTATAAACAATGACACATTAATTGATATTGTTGATATTCTTTCACATGAAGACTTTTATAGGACAGCCCACCAAAAAATATTCTCAGGTATTGCAAAGCTATATCTAAAAAAAGAACCTATTGACCTTATCACACTTCCTAATGTTCTCAAAGAAAGTGGGCATTTAGAAGAGATTGGAGGTGCGACATATTTAGCCACACTTGTTGATACCGTTCCTCTTGCTGTAAATGCAAAGCACTATGCTAAAATAGTTAAAAAAGCATCAGTAGCAAGGCAATTAATAGAAGCCTCAAACGATATAGCGAACTCAGCTTATGAGCTTAATGGAAATATGATTGAGATTTTAGATGAAGCTCAGTCTAAGATAATTAACATTAACTTTGATATTGATAATGATAATTTTGTATCGGCCGCTGATATAACGACACAAAGAGTTGAGCAATATGAAGAAATGTCTAAAAGGGGCAAGGTTTACGGCATACAAACAGGCTTTTATAAACTCGATATTCTGACAGGTGGGCTAAAGGGTTCTAAGTTTATTGTAATGGCATCAAGACCGCGAATAGGGAAAACAGCCCTTATGATGAACATGGCAAACAATATAGCAAAGGACAGTCATAAGGTAGGTATATTTTCCGTAGAAATGGACAAAGAAGAACTGATAGACAGGTCTATATCATCAAGGAGCGGGGTTAATTTAATAAAACTTACTACTGGAAACGGGCTAACGGCTGAAGATTGGCAACACATTACTGATGCCGCATCTGAGATTTATGATTATCCGATAGTTATTGATGATACTGGCGGACTTAAAATACAAGAACTAAAGCGTAGGGCAAGAAAAATGGTCAAAGACGGAGTTGAGATAATATTCATTGACCAGCTTAGTAAAATTAGGGGCGGTAAGGGCAAGTCCGAATACGAAAAGCGGTCATTTATTGTCAATGAAATAGCTATATTAAAAAAAGACTTGCGAATACCTGTCTGTCTTTTGGCGCAGATTAATAGGAAGCTCGAAGACCGACAAAACAAAAAACCTATACTTGGGGATCTTAAAAGCACAGGAAGCCTTGAAGAAGATGCTGATATAATACTCTTAGGTCATAGGCAGTATGAATACACCCATGATGAAGACGACAAGCATCTTGCAGAATGGGAGATTGCAAAGCACAGACAGGGTGCTACCTGTAATATTGAGATGTATTGGGATGGCAAGACTACAACATTTAGTTCTATACAGGAGGGCTATAATGAATAAAGACCAAGCCTACGAAAGAGAAAAGAAAAAACTCCCGCCCATGAAGCCAGCAGAGCATGAGAAAGCAATCCGGGAGATAGCGAGGAAGTTGAGGATATGAGGTGAATTATGATTAACGCTATTTGCGCAAATTGTCATCACGAATTTATTGCTATCGTTATCATGGGAATAACAGAATGTCCTAAATGTGGTAGTAAGGACACCCACGTTGCAATTTATGAGGATTAGGCTTCCTTATATAGCGAAATAAGCAGACATCTCCAAAAATAAGTACATGGGTAGGGGTAAACACTAAAAACGAAAGGAGAACTTATTATGATTAATGAAGCAGGTAAAACAGGAAAAGAGTCAGAGGTGAAAGAATTTTTGAATGGTAATCATAGAAGGGTAGATAAATTAACAGATGTAGTAAGCCAACTTAAAGAACGATTGAGTTCAGTATTGCGAGTAGCAACACCAGAACCAGCGTGTGAGACAAAAGAAGCAAGAACCTTAGTGCCATTAGCTGAAGATTTAAAGGGACTATGCGACGGAATATCACAAGAAACAACACGCCTTGAAGACATTTTAAACAGACTTGAGCTGTAAGTGGTAAATGATATGAGTGAAGTAGATAGCAAAGAAGAACTGTATATGTCATGGTGGCTTTCCGAGCTAAAAGAAGCCGGATACATTAAATCATATCAACTTCACCCACAAAGCTATATCTTATCAAACTTGCGCAAGTACAAATATGATAAACAGCTAAAGACTAAGACAAAAGAAATAGAAACTACTCTGATTGCAGGACATGTTTATACAGCGGATTTTGAAATTAAATGGCACGAAAAAGCAAGGCATATATTTTTTAATACGTTCAGGGATAAAGTATATCTTAAAAAGATTCCATTTGTGGCTCAAGATGTTTTTGGTTCAGATTTTAGTTCGAGCAGCATCGTTGAAATCAAAGTAACATTTGATAGGTTTCATACAAATCGAGAATTTTCTATAAATCAAAAATGGATGTTGTTAAATCGGGACTTGTATGTGCAAAAGATAGTAGTTGCAAAGCTGTTTGAGAAAACTTTTGTACCAGAGAGATATTTAATGACAGATAAAAGTGGAAAGAGGCGAAAGATTAAGTTTGAGGTTAGGAGTTTACGAGAATTTATAAATGACTCAAAAGTATAAATACGCATGGGGCAATAATTCCAAAAGAGCCGAAATGAAAGGCAGAGAATGTATATTAATAGCTTCCGGCAAGAAAGGCTCTGTAATGATAAAATTTACTGATAACGGACAGAGAGAAATAGTGAGCCGGAGAGCGTTGAGGCGTATTAAATCTTAACAGCATAGGAGGTAATGATGAGTGTGTATAACGATATGGCTAATGATGCCGGTTATTCTTATGATACTGACGAAAATCAGCAAATGGCACAAATGCTGGAATGGGAAGAGGGACAAAAATTGCAAAGAGACTATGCCCGATATCTTGAAAATACAGAATATCGTGAAATATTATTTCGCAAGTTTTCCTAAACCATAAAGGAGGACATCATGCCATCACCGCAAAAAGTGCCGCAGGAAAAGATAAAAGCCATGCTTGCCGCTTATGAAATGACCGGTATAGTAAGAAGATATGTTATTGCGGAAATGTGTAATGTTCCGGCCAGCATAGTTAAAGATATTTCCGAGTTCAAAGAACGGCGTACTTACTTCAGGTACAAAAGAGGCAAATGGAAGCCAAGAGGAAAGGAGATGTGTGGGTGTTGTGGTATTCGGTCAATAGACAAAGAAGCAGGGTTAACGAAGCTATGTTATACTTGCTTTGAGAGCAATGGCGGTAGTGTCGGGGATGATTTATATAAGGTTTGGATATGATATCATTGAATTAATGCACGTTATAGATTGGTTATGTTTCTTGGGAACAGGAGATAAAAATGAGTATATTAGACATGAAAAATAAAGACATTGAAAAATCATTATGCTATACTTGTTCTAATAGATTTCTATGTATATTCGCTTTAGAAGGTATAGTTCATACATGTAAAGACTATAAGAAATATAACACACCGCTTCACGCAGACAAGCAGGGTCGGCCTTCGGAGGTTGACGATGGCTCTTAATCCCCTACTTGCTGGTGATTTTTGACGTTAGGTGACTTATGAAATATGAATACAAAAGTAAGCGTACAGACGATACAGATCCATTTAGAGGCTCAGTCATGGAATTAAATGCTATGGGTCAAAATAGATGGGAGTTGGTGGCGGTTATACTCTTTCATAGAGAGACAGAGTGGATATTTAAGCGTCACCTAACCACCGCTGCACCGGACAGCGAAGGTGATATTGATTTAGAAAAAGAGTTTTGTCCAACGTGCGGTTCTACAAATATGTTCGGCGGAGTATGTCCAATTCGCTGCCTGTGAGCTAAATTGTTATAAATCAGGAGGAGATATTATCATGGATACTGAAGAATTATATCAAAACATAGATCAAGAGGAAGATATGTCGGATGCGGAAAAACGTGAAAGTTATTTTACAGAAGTTGAAAACGATCAGGCTTATGAAGATTGGAAAGACAGAGGCCATTGATTTATAACACAGCACTGGAGCGGATTGCTAATGCTTGCGCCTACTCCAATGAATCGTCAGATTTAGACTGAAGGTGTTTAATTGGAATAAAGGCGCAACCACTCAGTTATATCGTTCTATTTCTTGAGGATAAGAGGATGATCATAAATTTAAACGTAAAAATTAAAGGTGGCCCGAGGACTCCAGTTGAGGTTGATGTATATGGGACTGCTGTAAATACAAAAGTAATGAAATTTAAAAACGGCAGAACTATATCAGATAATGATATCGCTGTATGGATTAAACATCACTTAACTGAAATACTATCCGGGATACAGTATGACTAAATTTAGTTAAACGAAATAGAACACACCACTTCACGCAGACAAGCAGGGTCGGCCTTCGGAGGTTGACGATGGCTCTTAATCCCCTACTTGCTGGTGATTTTTGACGTTAGGTGACTTATGAAATATGAATACAAAAGTAAGCGTACAGAC